ATAGGAGTGTTGTCCTTCAAATATGTGGTCGAAACGAAGTATACAAAGTTTGTCATTTTCTTCTTCTTACTACTTTAGATGCCCAAATGTGACGACAAGATGGTCTATGCACAGCAGGTGATGAATCAGGGATTGTGTACCATCCACCGCGACGCTTCCATACGTCATAACCTAGCAACGCACTCATCGCGTTTATGTCTTCACGAGAATAGACTCTATCTACACGAACGACGCTACGACAAAAGTCACGAGATGTGTCAATGATTATGTCGCCTTTTGTGTTCGGTGCTTTCTCGTATTTGTAACGAACGAGCAATTCAGTTGCGATGTCTGCGATTTCTTTCAAGCCATCTTCTGTGATTGTCAATCCACCTTCAGCAGGTTGAATCATACCTGTCTTGTTCAAGTTGTCTATTGCTTGAGACACTTTTAACAAGTCAGCGTCAATGATGTTTACAACTTCACCGATAGTGATTCCCTTGTTTTCTTTGATTGTGTTCAAGACTGCTTTCTCGATGTCGCTAGCAAAAGTCATTTTGACTTCTTCAAATAGACTAGCATCTTCACCAAATTGAGCAAACACTTTTAAGTCACGCTCGTCATCCCATCCAAAAGGATTTGATTTTGATAAAGCGACAGGTGATGCAGTTGGTAGAGCGTCGCCTCCTGCGATAGGTGTAAGACCTGCAAGTTGACGCTTCTCGTTGATTGTCATATTCGACAATACGTTGTTCGCTACTAAAGGCGACAAAGAATTGATTGCGTCGTTCAAGTTTGATTGAATCTTCACTTGTGATAGTTCAGGCAATCCCAACTCTTTACGTGCTTCTTCATTCGAAATCAAGTTTCTAGTGTACAAGTCTAAGTAGTCAAGACCTAGCGGAGGTTTGTTGATAGTCTCAAGTTTTACAGGCGAAATGAAAGAGAACAAATAAGTCAATTGCTCATCCATTTTCTGTTGACGAGGTTCTACGTATGCTTGTTGAAACATCTCGTAGGCTTCAATCATTTCGCTACGACCACCGAGTTGACCTTCTACACGAACACCGAACAACATCGGTGAGTTGACTTTGTGACCTACGAAGATTTCTTGTTGTACCGTTTTGTTTAAGATGTCAAACTGCTTGTCAAAATCGCTTGGTTGAATGTTCGATACAATCGACTCTCTTTCATTTGGGTCGTTGTACATCAAAATCAATCCACCTGCGTTGTCTGTACCTTGATAAGAGTCTTTGAATCTACGCTTTGCTTTTCTTGCTTCTTCAGGCGTTGGAACACCTTTGAACATTTGTATCAATGTTTGAGCAGAGAAACCATTCTTAATAGAGTTCAAGTGCCAATTTGATACTTCTGTGTCAATCTCGATGTACTTCAACGCACCTACGTAGTCAGGTAGTGGATAGATACCTTGACCCGGTCTGTACATCTTGTAGTAGAACAACTGCTTTGACTCACGAGTGTTCTCGTTGAATGGGTTGTAATGTACAATCTCTTCACGACGATTCGCCCAATCTTCAGAATAGTAGTAGCAATCGTCTAGACCTACTCGAACATTCTTGAATGGTATGTGATACAACTCAGCGATTTGAGTCTTTGCGCGATTCCAAATAACTTCGACAGCAAAGCCATTGAACAACTCTAAGTCGTAAGCGATTTTCTGCTTTACTTCTTCGAATGACTCGTATGTGTTTATTGACTTGAGTTTTGACTCTGCTTTTGCGATGTCTTGTGTGTTCTGTGCTACGATTGCAGTACCTACACCTGATACATATGACGCTTTCGCTGAAACAATCGCGTTGTGTTTAGGCGATTTAGAGAACAAGTCAACGAGTAAATCAGGATACAAGTTGTCGTCACCAAAGTTGTAGATGTCTTTCGACTTATTCTCTTTGAATGTCGGTAGTTTATTCTCGTGAAATTGAAGTCTTTCGAAGTTCATTACTAGTGAATAGCGTTTATTCTTTTTTGTCTTTGATAAATAACATCATAAAACCACCACCTAAGAAGACGCTCACTTCACTCAACGTAGTCTTCTCAAAGAATACTAGTACAAATGACGCTACGATTACGCCTACACCTAAGATAGTTGTTTTCCAATTCTTGAAGATTCTATCAATCATCGACCTTGACCTTTATACGGCTTTGCGCTTTTGTGTTTGTTCGCGTGTTTTGTATGTCTACGAAGTTTATTCTTAGGCTTCGCTCTGAATAATGACTCAGACTTAACCTTTGCCATCGAGAGAGTCGATTTTTTTAGCGTAGTAACGAATCGCAAACAAACCCGAAACAATACCAACGATAGCCAAAATAAGCGAAAACAAAGGTTGCCAAGTAGTCGCAAAATGTAAGACAGCAGACGAACAAGAAATACCTGTTGCAATGTTCGCGATTGTATCGTTCTCAAAATGTTTCATTATTTGATAGGTTCGGGGATTACACAATAAGGCGAGTCAGGAAACTTGTCACAATAAGACTTCAAGTACAAAGAGTCATCACCTGAGAAAGTGTGAATACCCATCGGTGGTGGATAGACCTCGTAAGAAGCAAACTCTTTCGGTGGTTCGGTGTAAAACAAAATGTCGACCGCCCATTTGTCGCTTTGCTTTGTGCAAACGGGTTTGTCATCCACTTGCCCCCACTCTAAACAAATAAACCCAATTTCAACAACTGCGCAATCTTTCCAAGTTGTAACTTCGCCTTCGGGCGTGGTTGTGGTTTGTTGTATGTCTTTTTGTAGTGTTGCCCAATCTGCGGGTAAAAATTCAAATTTATGAAAACTTTTCATTGTGTTAAATTGTGGTTAGTGAAACAAGTTCTGCGTTGGTTAATCTTGACTTAAAATGTGTGTATTGATTAAATACAAATTCACAATTTTCCGTTCCCGTTAATTGACCAATTGAAATATTTACATTGTCTTTAGGTGTTCCACTTGATGCCGTTGCAACGCTTACGCCATTAATGTATAAAGCAAAATCATTCGGGGCGTAAACTAATGCGACTTTGTAGCGTGTATTTGGTTGGAATGCGGTTGAATAACCTAACGAGCCCCAATTTGAATTGGTTACAATTTGATTACTATTATTCAAAAACATATAACTTTGAGCCGCTGACGAATCCAAATAATAGCAAAATTGCTTGTAGTTTGCGGAACTTAAAACGGGGTTTGTTGTAATGTCAAAAAATACTGTTCCACTTGTTCCGCCAATCAATGCACCAATTCCATTTTTTGTGCATTCATCCGCCACCCTTGTTGCGCTTGATGATGTGGTTGGGATGTAGGATGTCGCATAACTTCCCGTTTCTGCTTGTGCGCCCCATATGTAACCATACAAAGAACCATCGCTTGTGCAAGTTTCACTTGTGCTTGATGTTGTAAAACAATAAACTATGTATTGAACATCAGTAGAATTTGATGATAAACATTTCAATGTAATTCGATACCAACCATTTCCAACACTTGTTATACTTGCATCAGAAGAACCGCCTACAACAACTCCATTTTGTAAATCGTAAAATTGTGTTGCTGCAACAACCCCACCAGTTTGTGAACGAGTTGAAAAATATCTAACATTCCCATATTTTACATAACACGAAATAGTGTAATAACCAGAGTTTTGGTTAGGAATTGATTGATATATAATGTGTCCAGAATTTGTTGCATCCAAAATAAATTTGTCTGCATTTTGTGTGCCATCAGGTGAAATAATGTCATTTGATGTTATTGTAACATCTCCTTTATTCCAAACCGATTGCGTAAAATCCTCCGAATAAGTAACCAAATTTGTACTCTGTTTCTCCAACAACAAACTCGGACACCCGCCACCGCCATTTTGGTAGGTTAGGCGTGGAACATTTAAGCGGTCGGTTGTGGGGAAATAGGGTTTGGCGGTTGAGCCGATGTTTAATTGTGCGCCCCAAACCCACATTGTTCCGATTGTGCTTGTTGCTGCTAATACCCACGCTTGAATTTCATAACATCCGCTTGGTGTTGTAAATGTTCTTTCTATTTTTACCCAA